GAGTAAAGAGAGGGACCTCGTGTTTGTTTCTGGCAATGTCAGGTAAAGGTAAAACGACAATGTTGCGTTGGATGGGTATTGCAAACGCAAGGATAGGAAAGAGAGTAGTGCATTTTCAAATTGAAGGATCAGAAGCTGAGTGCCTGGAGGGTTACGACGCAGCTTGGAGTGGCACCTCTTTATCTAGCTTCGATACGCAAGACTACGGGGCAGTGTCCGAAGAGACGATTAAAAAAATACAAAAAGCTCGACGCAACATTATCGCTAATAAAGGTGAAGTCTTCGTTTACGCTGCCGAATCATTTGATGATCTTACTATTGAGAAGAGTAGAGAGATCGTTATGGATATTGAAGAGTTGCACGGGAAAGTAGATTTAATTGTTTGGGATTATCTTGAAGTAATGAATACAGCGAAAGACTTTGGTAAGGGAGAAGTAGCTGAAAGAAGACGTCGAGAGTATATTTCAAAACAAATGACAAATATCTGCATAGAATTAAAATGCGCAGGGGCCTCAGCCATTCAATCAAATAATGTAGATCCTAAAAATCTCATAAATCCAGATTACGTATTAACGAGAAATAATATTTCCGAATTCAAAGGAGCGCTACAGCCTTTTAGTTATTTTATAACGATTAATTGTACACCAGATGAAGAACGTAACAATATTGTGCGTTTATACTGCGACAAGTTCCGAAAACATAAAGCGGGCATGACGTTTACTATCGCTCAGAAAAAAGAGATCGGGCGTTTTTTTGATAGTGAAAGATATTTGCGTGAATTTCACAGAGAAGACGAATAAATTATGGAAGAAGTAAAATATAAGATTTGTGGACACTGTAAAGAAAAGAAAGCAGTTGATAATTTCAATATAAGAAGATCTGCTTCAGACGGTCTTTCTAGGTGGTGTAAAAATTGCTCAAGAGCTTCTGTAAAACAAGCTCAACAGAAGAATCGTAAAAAGAATTTAGAAGAAGGAAGTCTTCAAAAAACAGAGAAAGTATGTAGTTGTTGCGAACAAGAGAAGAATTCGAGTGAATTCCATAGCAACACAACAAGTTCCGACGGTTTATATTATTGTTGCAGAGATTGCGCAAAGAAGAATGCAAAAATGCGTCGAGAAAGAAGTCGAGAAAAATTTTTAAAAGAGAATCAAATAACTAAAAAAGTGTGTAAGTGTTGTAATAAAGAAAAAAAGTTAAGTGATTTTTGCAACAGTACATGGACTTCAGATCATCTAAATATTAATTGTAGAGAGTGTAGTATCGCTCACAATAAATCATATAGAGAGAATAACAAAGAAGTGTTTAAAAAAGCAAATAAAGAGTCTCGAAAAAGAAATCCTGAAAAACATGCTCAATACGAAGCTAATTGGAAAAGAAATAACAAAGAGAAAAATCAAAAATCAATCAATGAATGCATAAAAAGAAGAAAGAAGATCGATCCTTCATATAGACTAAGAACATATTTGAGAGGTAGGCTATGGAATACTTTAAGTCGCAACAGTATAGCTAAATCAAGTAAAACAATGACTCTATTAGGCTGTTCGATTCAAGAATTCAGACAACATCTCGAATCTCAGTTTACCGAAGAAATGAGTTGGGAGAATTACGGCAGAGTAGGATGGCACATCGATCATATTAGGCCTTGTGCAAGCTTCAACCTCGCAGAACCAGAAGAACAAAAGATCTGTTTCCACCATAAGAATATGCAACCGATGTGGGCTTCAGAAAATATCAAGAAGAGTTCTTTCTATATGGGTAAGAAATACGCTAAGGGTCATGAAATTATCAACTGAAAAACTATTAGAGCTTCTACCTGGATTTCGCGTGGATCACAGGAACAAGAATTTAATAGGTCCTTGTCCGGCCTGTAATTTTAACGAGTTCGGTATATCTTTAGATGACGGGCATCGCTTTTCTTGCTTTAGAAAAGTCAAGTGCGGATTCCATGGCAACATATTCACTCTTCTCAAATTTTTGGGAAAGTACAATTTGATTCTCGAAGAACGAGCAACTAAACTCACCGGAAGAATTGAAACAGAAAAACTCTCTCTTGCAGGACTTGATTTAAACACCTCTAAGATGAGTTTGCCGTTAGGCTACAAGAAATTATCGCATCATCCTTATCTCGAGAGCAGAGGTTTTCAAAAAGAGGACTACGACAGATACTCAGTCGGCACTACAACTCTCGACCACAGATTAAGAGATCACTACGTCATATTCTCAGTATTGGAAGATGGAGAGAATAAAGGTTTCGTGGCGAGAAGGACGCAGTCGAAAAAAGAGATCGAAGCTTACAACAAAGCTTATTTCGAAAAAACAGGGATCAAAGATAAAATCAAGCGCTTCCGGAATTCGATCTCTGACTTTGCTAAATTGATATACGGTATCGACGAAATCATAGTCGGCGAGACTAAGACGATAATCGCTGTCGAAGGCATATTTGATAAGATAGGAGTCGATCGCCTCTTAAAACTTGGAGAACAAAGTTATATGAAGTGTAACGCAACATTCAAATGTAACGTTTCAGATGAACAGATCGCTAAATGGCAAAATAAGGGTGTCGAGAACCTCATACTACTTTATGACCCTGATGTAATCAAAGTTATCAAACACAACATTGAAAGATTACAAACATATTTCAATGTATTAGTAGGATACTCAGTCAGTGGAAGAGATCCAGGAGATATGGTTGAAGAAGATATTGAGTACGTTATGAATCATCTTGAAGACCCTACACAATTCAAAGTTAACAAATTAGAGGTCTCGAAATTGTAGAAATTTAGGAACTTCGCACATCTATAAATAAGCAGTAAAATGGAACAGAAGCCGAAATCACGTCACCTAAGTATTTATCAATTCTTTGAAACCCTTCAGTTAGAGTGGCTGATAGCAGATTTACGTTTTCGTATATCGATAAAAGCGAAAGATAAAGAATACTGGAAAAAAGTAAAAGAAGGAAAACAGTTGACTATCGAAGGGATAGCTGATCGCAACACTCTTCCAACAATCTTCACAGACTCTGATCTTAAAGCTGATCTTGAAAAAAGAATCTATGGAGCAGGTAACTTTCCAGATTTTCACTACAAAGATGAAAGCAACAAGCAATTACAAGGATATTGGGATCTACAACATTACTACCGTCCAGGTACAGAAGTTCGCTTTGATTTATTTGGAGAAACAAAAGTAGGTAAGATTGACACCTATCGTGTCAACGATATAAAATTAAAAATTAAATATAGCGACGAAACCTTTGATCTCGCTTTAACTGAGATTTCACGCATACTTTAAGAATCGAATTATTCATTTAAACTCAACAAGATGGAGTGGATTAATGATTACGAAGAATTATTGAAAGAAGGAGGTAGAAATCATAAAGAAATCTCTAAAACAATAGCCGAGAAATATAATCTTAGTGCTGAGTCAGTTAACTCAATGTATCGAAGAGCTACAAGAAAAGGAAAGACTCAAAGGCGAATCACAATCAACAAAAATCTTAAAGAGCTTCAAGAATTAAAAGAGCTCAAAAAGAAAGAAGAACAATTCAATGAAATCATTGAAGCTTTTCAACAAAAAGGTAAATTTGAGCTTCATAAAATTTATTCAATCTCTGAAAATAACGAAAGAGAAACGATTCCAATCATTCAACATTCTGATGATCATATTGATGAAGTAGTGTTGTCTGATTCTGTAATGGGATTGAATGAATATAATTTTGAGATAGCAAAACAACGTCAAGATACTTTTTATTCTAAAACTGTAAAATTAATCACTCATCATCAAATCCACTACAATATCAAACAAGTTGTTATGATATTTGGTGGAGATTCAATTGGTGGATGGATTCACGACGAACTCTCTCAAACAAACTCTATGTCGCCTATGAAAGCGATCCAAGAGTATAAAAACATGACTATCTCAGGATTGAAGTATTTGCATGATAACCTCAATATTGAAAAAATTACAGTAGTTATGATTTGTGGTAATCATAGTCGCAACACCAAGAAAGTACAATTTGCAAATTTCAGTGAGACTAACCATGAATACTTTATGTTTTGTGATATAAAAAATATATGCGAAATGTTAGGTTTGACAAAATTTGAATTTATCATTCCTGAAGCAGAGATGACGGTGATCGAAATTCTTGGAAAACGAATTTTAGTAGCGCACGGACACCAATTCAAGTATGCTGGAGGTGTGGGAGGAATCTTTCCATCAATGTTGAGGTGGTTTGGACAAGTTACCAAAGCACTGAAAGTTGATATTGCATTCATTGGTCACTGGCATCAGTCTATTTTCACTAAAAGAGTTGTAGTAAACGGATCTATGAAAGGATATGACGCTTACGCTTTTGGTAAAGGATTAGAGTTCGAAAGACCGAGTCAGAATATGACGTTACTTGATTCAGAGTATGATTTTTGTTTATTTCAGCCAATTTATGTGTAATTTATGGATAAATTAAAATGTTATTATGCTCACACAATGTTATCATATGGATCAACAATTGAAGAGCAAGATATCAAGCTTCTTGAATCGTTAGGTTTCGAAGTGATTAATCCGAATTCTAAAGAGATTGCAGAGCGTTGCTCTAAGCATATTGAAGAATGCGGGAAGGATCGCGTTATGGAGTTGTTTCGAGAAATAGTGCTTGATTGCGATATTGTTGCTTTTAGAGCACTACCTGATGGTACAATTTTAAGTGGAATTGCTTCAGAATTAATCAATGCTCTCGATGCAAACATTCCTATTCTTGAATTGCCTTGCTCTGTAAGATCAAGAATGATTGCTTATCCTGAGACTAAACAAATGCTAATTGAATTGGGGCATTATAAAATAATTGAAAAATAAAACATACTTTTGTTGCTTTTTGAGAAAAGAGTTGTATCTTTATCGCAAAAATATTAATCATGTCAAACGAAATCCAAAAAGCTAGAATAGCTTCTTGTTATAACCAAGAAGATAACTTCGAAAAAGGTGGCAAAGTTGCCTTTATTGGGGAGATCCGTAATTTTGGAGGTAGAGATTACATCAAAACTCACGATGGATGGAAGTTTCACGGCAAAGGTACCGGTGAGAAAGCTCAAGCTCATGTAGCAAGTTCCTCTGAATCAGAACACGATCACTTGAGAACGAGTGATCTTTCGAAATATCACGATATAATGTCTAGCGATATTCGCAAATATATTGAGAAGAATTTCCCTGATACTTCACATAACGACGATATATTCCTATCGAATAAGCAAACAGAAGACGTGTTCGATTTCATTGGAAAGAAATTTAAACTACCAAAATCGGAAGTTGAAAGACAAATTCGAGGAATAAATTCTACTTCGAAGTACGGAATTACTTTTAACGGTAATATGGGACTCTTCAATATTTCCATGAAGAAAGCTACAAAACTAGAGCAAAAAGTTGAAACTAAGAAAGAGCCAACATTCTCTGAAAAGTATCCAGGTAATACACCTGAATTGAAACCGAATCATTTCTCAATCAGTGGATTTCTTTATCATATTACCAACGTCACTGATAAGAACATAATGTATGAAAATACAAGACGCTATTCAACTCGCTCAGAACGCATGACTCTCAAAGATTTCTTTGAGCGCATCGATAGAGGTGTTGTAAAATACAACAAATTGCCTCGTCTTGAAGAAGCTTTATCAAAAGTCGCTACTTCAGAATCGGACGCTTATAAGAATATGATCTTGGACTTGAAGAATCAAACGACTGGATTGAAAGAAGCGTATATCGCTAAGACCAAAGTTTATCGTGAAGGTGAATTTGATAGATTAGTGAACAAGTACGGTAAATATACATACGAAGACTACTTAGCGAAGTTCCCTGGAGGAAGATTTGGAATCTCTAAAGAAGGAGAATCTTTGAGAGCGAAAGTTGGAAGCATGAAAAGAGAGGGCAAAGAAAAATACATCAAAGGTTACATGAATCTCGCAGAAATGCACTACAACCAATCTCTTGAGAAATTAGGATTAAAAATCACTGAAGCAGGCTTTGATACCAACAAAGTAAAGCTTTCATCTTCATCAGTTGGAGTAAATTTCTCAACTGAAGTAACTGACGGAAACAAATACATGAGAGCGTACACAATCATTGCAGAAGGACCAATCATCGCTCCACACTATCGCTATCTATTCACAAGCAATAAAAAGAAATAATTATGAACGAATTTCAAAAAGCACAGAATGCTAAAATTCTATCTTGCTATAACACTGACGAGACTCTCTCAGATCTTCAGAAAGCAGAAATCCTTGACATTGAAAAAGGTGGTAAACGCGCACTAATTGGAGAGAAACGCACCTTTGGTGGTCGCGAATACATAAAAACCACTGACGGCTGGAAATTCCATGGCAAAGGTACAGGAACAAAAGCGCAAGAGCATGCTGCAGGTAGTAGAGGTCCATCTGAAAGATCTGAAAGTAACGACGGAATGGACTCTGAGTTTGAAGCAAGAATGGATGATCCAGAATATAGAGAAAAGATCGAAAGAGAAAGAGAGTTAAAGTTCAGACCAGAAGATTTGATGGCTGAGGAATTTCACGGCGATATTATAGCAGATCATAAAGATGGCAAATACTTGATTGGTAAAGATTGGGTAAATGAAGATGTTGTTTTAAAAGAACTCAATCCTGAATACTTACAGAGAAAACTCTCCTCCAAACCCACCGAAACTCCAAAGACTGAGAAGGTAGCTGAAGAGAAGAAACTTGATATAGAATCAATTCCAACTTCTGAAGACGGACTTTATCAAATTTATACTACTAAGATAAAAGACACTAATACTGGATCGATAAGAGAGATGTATGTTGTTCCTTCAGCAGCTAACAAAGGATTGAAGGGTTCAGGTAGCGATTTATTTGACACATTAGAAGAAGCTATTCAAACAGCAAAAGAAAATCGCATCGAGCAAAAAGAAGATGAGAAAAGAGAAGCTCAGCGAATAGAAGAAAAGAAGACTGAAGAAGCAGCTAAAGATGCTAAAAAAGAAGCGAACAAAGGTAAAACTGCAGCTCAAATCATGCAAGACACAAAGAAAGAGAAAGTGTGGAACGATTGGAAATTAGACATCGAGACTCGAATGAAAGCGGGATATAAACCTGAGGTTGCAGAAGTCTTTGATAGTGCAGCTACCAACAAACGTCAAGAAAGATATGATTATCTTAGAAAATACGCACCATTCGGGAATCCAAAACATCCTCAAACCATTGAGATGCAACAGTTGAAAGAAGATATTGCGAACGGAAGCATCAAAAAGAAAGAAACAAGATTAGTTCATCCTGATGGAAGATTTTTCAAGATTCCTCAATCAGTTTACGATAGATTAATTAAGTAACCCATAATAAAGTCACTCAGACGGTACAGAATCAAAGCTGTACCGTTTTATTTTATATCTTTACATCGTAATCAAAACAATCGCAATGCAAATACAAAACGAATCGCTTCGAATATGGATAGAGCTTCATAGATTGAAAGCAGAACTGTTTGAACAAGACCGAATCATAAAACTGTCAACTGGAACATTCATTCTTGTAGAACCTAAGAAATTCTACGATGAAGTACTTTCGAGAGAGGGAGAGCGAGTATTAGGTGACGAAATGTCACTAATCCTTAGTGACAAAGAGGTTCAGTTGATGAATAAATATGAAGTTGATTATTTCCTTATATATTTCGGATCACGTTATTACTACTTCGATGATTCAGACCTCAAAACAAAAAACATATTAGATCGTAGAGGAGATGTAGAAGATACCATATACTACGTTCAAGGGTGGAAAGAATTCAAATATGTAGGTGAACCAAATCTTCAATTTGAAGGTGTAGAAATGGCTTATTTAGGTATTCATGGACCATTTGACCTCTGTAACGGATCTCGCAATTATAAAGACTGGTGTAAAAAAGCAAAATGGTTAGGAATAAGTACTTTAGGACTTTGCGAAGAAAATACCTTAGCTGGAACACTTGAATTCCAAACAACCTGCCAAAAAGCAGAAATAAAAAGTATCATTGGAGAAACAGTCTCAGTAAAACCTCCAAAAGGAGTTGATTATCAGATCAAGCTCTACTGCAAAAATGACGCAGGATGGCGCAACTTACTCTCAATCAGCGCTACCATAAACACTAGGTCAGAAAGAAACATTCCTGAAGAAAATCTCTTTAAGTTTACAGAGGGATTAATCTGCATTCTCACACCAACGATCAATCTCTCAAAAATATACAACACCTACAGAGGAAAATTTGAAAACCTCTATTACCAACTCGACCTAAGTGAATGGTCAAGCGACATGAAGGATGAGGATTGGCTCAACAATCTAACAACATATCTAACAAACTACGTAGATCTGATTGAACCAATCCTCCTTTATGACTCCTACTACCTCGATAAAGAGGACTACACTATCCAAAAACTCTTATGGAGAATCGGAAAACGACAACCAGGAAATCAATCCGCAGACAAATACTTCAAATCAGTAGACGACATTCTCGAACAAGCTGTACCACTTTTCAGTACAGAGAAAGGCAGCGAAGTGCTTCTTCAAGCACTTGAGAATACGAATATAGTGGCTGGTTTGGTGGATTTCACCATTCCTACCGGAGCAAAACACCTACCTCAGTACGAACTCACACCTGAAGAAAAAATACAATACGGCGACAACGAAACTCTGTTTTGGTCACTGATTGAAAAAGGATTGCAGGAGAGGGTGATCGCGAAAGGACTTGATCCTGAACCTTATATGGAGAGAGTAGCTGAGGAGGTGAGAGTCATAAATCTTGGTAATGTTCGCGATTATTTCTTAATTGTTTGGGACATTCTGAATTGGGCTCGTGAGCAAGGAATTTACTTAGGACTAGGTCGTGGATGTTTTATTCCTGATTCGATGGTTCAGACTACTGATGGACTTAAAGCAATAAAAGATATTCAGTTAGGAGAAAAGGTTCTAAATCGTTTTAATGAATTTGAAGCAGTTGAAAATCACTTTATTTATGAAGTCGAAGAAGATTTAATCGAACTTGAATTAGAAAATGGGAAGAAAATTGTTTGCACAAAGAGTCACGAAATCCTAACGAAAAATAGAGGATATGTAAAAGCAGAAGACCTTAATTATGAGGATAATTTAGAGGAATTGGACGAGGGACTAATTAAAAGTAGTATCTTTAGTAAAAAAAAGATATGATTGATTTAAATTTCAATTTTCCAAAACCTTATTTCACTTTAGAAGAATTTCTACAATGTAAAGCGTTAGGTTATACTAGACCGCGTTGCGAAGGACAATTAGTTAGAGTTAGTTATCCATGCAAGATATGTGGGAAAGAACATACTTCGTCGTTTTACGCTATGAGTGTAAGAAAACAAAAATACTTCGATTTATGTACTAAATGTGCCGGAAGCTTGAATCGTTCAGAAATGAATAGTTTAAGAGACGATAATTATTATTCTAACGAAGATTATCGAGAAAAAATAAGCAAAGGAGTAAAAAGTTATTACAAAGCAACAGGGAAAATCGCTTCAGATAAAAGATGCGAAGTTAGATGGGAAAATTTTAAGAAAAATGGAGTACCTGATTTTTCTGCAAAAAGAGTAATGATTGGAGAATTAAATTGTGCTTCTTACGGAGAAGGAGTATTTGTTGAATGGAAATTGTCTCAAGGATATAAAGTATCGAAATGTAATTTTTACATCGAATATAAATTAGGTGAAGAAGATTATCATTATATTCCTGACTTCTTGATTGAAAAAGATGGAATCACAACCTTAATTGAAGTTAAATGTGATTTTTTAAGAAATTTCAGAGAGAAAAAGAGTGAAAAGAAATTAAGTAAAAATCTAACAACTTATGGACTAGATGAATTATACGCTAAGATAGAAGTTGCGAAAGTTTACTGTATAGAAAAAGGTTGGGAGTTCGAATTAATAACTCTTGACAACAAAAGATTTAATTTATTGTATAATAGAGCTAAAAGAAAACGTAGTGAAGATCGTAAAAAAAACAATAGTTCCTTATAAAGGAGAAGTACATGATTTACAAATGAGAAACGATCCTTCCTACAATGTAGAGGGAATCAAAGTTCATAACTCTGCTGCTGGAAGTCTTGTTTCGTATTTATTAAATATAGTACAAGTTGATCCACTTGAATACGACCTACTCTTTAGTAGATTTTTGAATGAAGCGAGAGTTGGTGGGTCGCTTCCCGATATAGATTTGGACGTATCCTCTGTAAAACGGGGAGATATCAAAAGACACGTTGAAGAAAAATATGGGGTTGATTATGTTGCTAGTATCGGAACTTATGGAACATTTAAAATTCGTGCAGCGATTAAAGATATTCTTCGTGAGATAGGCGGTGACGCAAAAGAAGCTAACTACGTATCAGCAATCATCGAAGGAGAGGATTCGTTCAATGATTTATTCAAGAAAGCTCTCGAGTCAACAGTGAACAAGCGATTGAAGAAGTTTATTCAAAAACATGCTCTTCAAATTGATCAAATTCCTCTACTATTTGGACAACAAAAAAATGCGTCAATTCACGCAGCAGGTGTAGTTATTGCTCCTAAGTACGGTGGTATCATTCAAAGACAACTTCCAACCAAGCATATTGATGGAATAATGGTTACAGAATGGGAGGGTGGACTTATTGAAAAAGCTGGATTTCTTAAAGTCGACCTTTTAGGATTAAAACAACTTGATAAATTTCAAGACATAATCTCTCTTATTGAAGAGAATCGTCAATTACAAATCAAGCTCGCAGATATTAAACTAGACGAAGCAGATGTTTACGAATTTTTCCAAAAAGGATTCAATGAAGATATCTTCCAATTTGGTGGTGCAGGATTGAAAGGATATTGCAAAGAATTGCTTCCAGAGAATATCAACGATTTGATTGCTATGGCAAGTTTGTATAGACCCGGTCCAATAGAAATTGGAGCACATACTAAATATGCTCGTATTAAAAACGGATTCGAGGAACCTGAATACGATTACGGTACTGAAGAGATAACGAAACCCACCTATGGCTTAATGGTATATCAGGAACAGATCTCTAATATAGCACAGAAACTTGGAGGATTGAGTCCATCAGAAGCAGACGATGTACGTAAAGCGATGGGTAAGAAAGATGCTGAATTGATGATTAAATACAAAGATCGATTCATTGAAGGTTCTGTGAAAAATCTTTGTCCACGATTAACAGCAGAGAACATTTGGTATAAGATGGAAGGGTTTGCTGCCTATGCTTTCAATAAGTCCCACTCAACCTGCTACGCCATTACTGGATACTATTCGCAATGGCTTAAAGTCAAACACCCTCTCGAGTTCTGGTTGGTGTCGCTAAAGTACACCGATCAGAAAGATATGCAGGCTCGTATCTCAGAAATCAAAGCAATCGGTTCAGGAATTGATATCACTGGTCCTGACGTACTCAAATCAAGAAAAGAGTATTTCGGTCACATAGAAACAAATAAAATCTATTGGGCGCTCAATTCAATCAGCTATGTAAGTGAAGCAGCGACTGAGGAAATTATGAAGTTGCGGGATGTGGATAAAAGATTCTTTGCAGATTTTGAAGACTTTTACAATCTCGTTCAAACAGTAAAAGTTGAAAAGAAAGGAGCCCTTCAAGAAGGCGAACGAATGAGAAGTCCAATCAACAAAAGAGTCCTAACAAATCTTATCATTGTTGGAGCTTTTGATGAACTTGAAAAAATCGGACCAACCACACTTTGGAAGAGAGGCAAGCTTCTTCAAAAGTTATACGAACTCAGCTTTCCAGAACTTAAATTAGAACCATTCAGCTTTCATTCTGAAAAATGGAAGAAGAGAATGACTGAGGAACTTATGGTGATAACGGATTATAAATTCGACTATCAATGGATCATGGCTCAGAAGAAGTTATGCGGATTCGGAGATCTGAATTTCAAAGAGTTGATGTCAAAAGTAGGATTAGCTGCGAAGGTAGATAAATTCAGAACAAATAACGAAATCAACGCAACAGAACTCAAATACGATCGTAACGAAAAGCTTATCGAAGAAGATGTGGTTGTAGGGGGAGTTGTACAGAGTATAATCGAAAGAAAATCGAAAAACGGACCATTTGCCCAGTTACTACTTCACGACGGTGAGAAAGAGTTGTACATAACTGTTTGGAATGAAATTTACGATCAATTCAAAACAGAAGTAGATAACAGTGGAAATAAAATTTTATTTATCGACGGAATAATAACTTTCGACAAATATAAAAATAGCAATGTGATACATTCAAAATCGTATTCAATAGTAAAAATTTTAAATTAATGGACAAAAAAACAATTCCCTTTGGTGAGATTGGTTACATCACATTCAAAAGGACGTACGCTCGCAGAGTAAATGAAGACGATATCAATTCTCGCACAGAGGAATTTGATGAAGTAGTTAATCGAGAATTGAGAGCATCGGACACTCAACTTGGAGTAGGCTTTACAGATGAAGAAAAGAAGCGTTATTTTGAAACTCGAATGGGTTTGAAATGGTCTCCAGCAGGAAGATTCATGTGGCAACTCGGAACCAAAACAGTTGAGAAATTAGGATTACCCTCTCTTCAGAATTGTGCTTTCACTACAGTCAACGAACCGATTAAACCATTTACTTGGACGATGGATATGCTCATGCTTGGGTCGGGAGTCGGATTTAACATTCAGAGAGAAAATGTCTACAAGCTTCCAAAATTGAAGGGACCAATCAAGATTGAGAGAGTTGATGAGAACGATGTTGATTTCATCGTAGCAGATAACAGAGAAGGGTGGATCAAGCTACTTGGAAAAGTATTGAAAGCTCACTTCTACGCAGGAAAAGGCTTCATTTATTCTACAGTTTGCGTCAGAGGTAAAGGAGCTCCTATTAAAGGGTTCGGAGGAATATCAAGTGGACCTGAAGAGTTATGTTGGGGAATCAATGAGATTCACAAAATACTTAACAAGAAAGCCGGAAAGAAACTTGAGCCGATCGACTGCCTCGATATTATGAATATTATTGGATTTATCGTAGTATCAGGGAATGTTCGTAGAAGCGCAGAGATTGCAATAGGTGATTACGATGATCTAGCTTTCTTGAGAGCTAAAACTTGGAGTCTTGGTAATATACCAAACTGGAGAGCAATGAGTAATAACTCGATCATCACTCCAAAAGATTTGAAAGACTTACCTAAAGAGTTTTGGCAAACTTACGAACAAGGTGAACCATACGGAATGATCAATTTAAGATTGGCTAAAAAGGTTGGTCGAACTGGAGAAAAACAATACAAAGACGCTGATATTGAGGGATTTAACCCTTGTGGCGAGCAAAGTCTCGAACCTTACGAAACTTGCTGTCTCGCCGAAATATTCTTACCGAACATTGATTCTCCGGAAGAATTACAAGAAGTACTCATTTACGCTTATCGCATGTGTAAACATTCGCTTACACTTCCATGTCACTTGAAAGAGACAGAAGAAGTAGTTCACAAAAACATGAGAATGGGAATTGGGATGACTGGAGTACTTCAAGCTACTGAAAAACAGAGAAGTTGGTTGAAAGAAGCTTACGTTTGGTTGAGACGATACGACAAAGAGTATTCAGAACAACACAACTTCCCGATCTCAATAAAACTCACAACTGTTAAGCCGAGTGGAACAAGCTCTCTTATTGCAGGAGTAACGCCAGGAGTGCATCCAAATCCAGCAGGACCATATTACATCAGAAGAGTAAGAATCGCTGCAGACTCACCTCTAATTGAAGTTTGTCGCACTCATGGATACGAAGTAGATTCTCAGATCAATTTCGATGGAAGCTTAGATCGAAATACGTTAGTGGTTTCTTTCCCATGTGCAATCCCAGAGACCACTCCAATCGCAGCAACCTTCGGATGGAAAGAGCAACTCGATGCTGTACGTCGAATGCAGGCTGAATGGTCTGATAACAGTGTATCTTGCACAGTGTACTATAAGAAAGAAGATTTACCGGAAATCAAAGAGTATTTAGATCAGTATTTCACAAACGAAATTAAGTCAGTAAGCTTTCTATTGTACTCAGGGCACGGATTCATTCAAGCTCCGTACGAGAGCGTTTCGAAAGAAAGATACCTTGAGATGAAGGCAAAAACAAAACAAATAATTTCAACTGATGTCGAAGAAGAAGCTTTCGAACTTGACGAGTGTAGCTCAGGAGTCTGCCCTATCAAATAAGCGAGTTCGCAACGATCCAAACTACATTCTCTCTCAGAAGCTCAGAATCAAAGTGAGGCGAGCCCTGAGAGAGAATTCAAACAAACTTTTGAAGCAGTTTGGATATACAGTAGAAGAGTTAAGGACTCATCTTGAATCGAATTTCACTGAGAATATGAGTTGGGAGAATTATGGTGAATGGCATATAGATCACAAAGAACCATGCGCTAAATTTAATCTTCAATGCTTAGGTCAGCAACGTAAATGTTTTCACTACAGTAACCTACAACCTCTATGGAAGAGAGAAAACATTTTGAAGGGTTCAGTGTTTGAAGGCAAAAGACATTATTATGGGAAATAATTGGAAAATAAAACATACTTTTGTTGTTTTATCGAAATATGGGTCGTATCTTTAGGTCATAATTAAAACAACAAACGATATGGCACGCTTAATTGGATTCGCAACAGAATTTTACACATTATGGGATGTTCAAGAAGAATGTAGGTATACTACAGATTCTCAAGGTAAGAGTTGGTTAACTGGTAAAGATTACAAGTTCTTCTATATCAAGAACGTAAGCACTGATCTCAATAAGGTAAAATCTTTATATCCTGATTTATCAATCGATGAATCATTAAGAGGTAAATGTAGAGATTTCATCGTTGAAGGCAAAGAAGATTTATGTCCTCAGATAATGAAGTTCGGCAAATATTACGGTCGCAATTTAGATGAGTTAGTTTCTTTGGATTTCAATTACGTTCTATGGTTAGTTGAAAATGGTAATTACTCAGGTAATCGACTATATGCTGAAAAATTACCTCAAATAGTGAAGCATTTTACCGGCATTGAAAACGAACAAGTTGCAAAAGAAGCTGAGGCAGAATCTATCTTATCAGAGCTCGCAACCTTAAAAACAATCTCTTTTGTAGCTGAACGCAATTTAACCGTAGGAGAAACAGAAGCCTATATTATGCCTTTGTATAAAGGGATTCCTGTTATATTGAAGTTTAAAGGTGGTTACAACGTAATGTCTTATAATGGATTTGACTACGCTTTGCCAACTATTAATGGAAAAGCAAAAAGAATAAAAGGTAACGAAATCACACTCACGTTTGAGCATATCGATTCAGAATTTGGAGATAATGAATTTTTAGTACATACAATTAAAATTAATAAATAAATATGATAATAAGAAAACAGTTTAAATTTGAAGGATCGCATATAGTTAGAGATTGCTCTACAAAATTATGCCAACGTAACTCGCACGGTCACAGCTATTTAGTGGAAATCTTCTTTACTTCGAAAGGAATCGATAATGGAGGAATGGTAATGGATTTTGGTTTAATGAAATCGACAATTAAAGAATTTATCGAATCGTTTGATCATGCCCATACCTTATGGAGTAAGGAATCAGAAGAGTTTAAAAAATTCTACTATGATCATTTTGAAAGAGTAATTGAGCTACCCTGCTCTCCTTCTGCTGAGATGTACTCGCTCATGTTTTTCTATGTGATCGATTTAATCGTTAAGAATACGCAATTTAGAAATGGAGAAAAAGAAGTAGAGCTTCGCTCAGTACGAGTACACGAAACAACAACCGGATACGCAGAGTCCTTTCGTGAAGATCTGCAGTATTGGAAGTGGAGATTAGACGATATCAAAATCTCTGACGGGATCGTAGTTGATTGGAAGGAGCCTAAAATGTGGCACTACTTGCAGATCGGCCACAAATTCATTAATCTAGATGTAGATTTAAGATATCAAGACTAAGGGTCGAAGCTCCCACGGAAAATGGGAGCTTCTGCTTGTTCTACAAAAATAAGTTGTACTTTTACAATACTAAAATATAAACAAATGTCAAAACAAATAATTGAAGCAGATCCTAATCGAGTAAAAGATTATGTTGGACTTAATCCTTTTCGTTCTCTTAAAATCTCTGAATTTTTTAGTGAAACGATTCAAGCTGAGGGAGTAAGTGCAGGAATGCCAGCAGCTTTCCTTCGAGTAGCAGATTGCACCCTCTCTTGTATTTTTTGTGATTCAAAGACCGTATGGAGATTTGGTAATTTTTATTCTTTCGAAGAGTTATGGAAGCTTATGGAAGATGCTAATTTACCTCAACAATTTGTAAACGGTGTAAGATTAGTTCTTACAGGAGGTTCTCCTTTAAAAGCTGAACTTCAGTTAATTAATTTCATAAAAGAGTTTATTGAAAGATATGGTTTCAAACCTTATATTGAAGTTGAAAACGAATGTACCTTGATGCCAAGTGAAGAATTCATCACTTTAGTTGATCAATGGAATAACTCTCCAAAGTTGAATAATTCAAATATGCCTCAAAAGGTTTGTTATAAACCCAAAATCTTGAAGAGATTAAGTGAGCTTGGTAACTCTTGGTTTAAATTTGTTTTCTCAGAAGAGAGTGACTGGTATGAAATAGAATCCAATTTTATTGAACCCGGTTTAATTCGTCGAGAACAAGTCATCATTATGCCTGAGGGAGAGAATAGATCTAGGTTGCATTGGACTCGAGAATTAGCTGTGAATGTAGCTATACGTGAAGGAGTAAGATATTCAGATCGTCTACAAATCATCCTTTGGGATAATAAGAAAGGAGTGTAATTATGAGTTATTTACCAGGATCAACTCAAGCAAAGATCGTTGAAGTGACTACCGCAATACAGGAGTTACTTCTTGAAAAGAATAAGCGCTATGGTGACGCCGCTATTAATCCAACAAACACATTTAGTAAGCTTTCAGGGAATGCCTCTATCAAGATTCGTCTTGATGATAAAATTAATAGAGTTAAAGCTTCTGAAGAAATTAGAGTAAATGATGTTTGCGACATTATTGGATACTGCACTCTACTCCTTATTTCAATGGGAGTATCAAAAGAAGATATTTTAAAACTAATCGATTAAAAATAGCATTATGAACAAAATTGAAATTGCACAACATTACAAAACGCTTCTTCCATGTGAACAATTTTATGTTACTGGATCAACAGCTCTCGCTTATCATGGACTTATAGAATTGAGTTCTGCAGCCGATTTAGACATCATTCTTGTCAATCCCACAGATGCAGCAAAGGAATTGCTCTCACGCCTTCAAAACGATGCTCCAGCTAATACTAAGCCGAGTGGGAAAGCTGAAGTAAATTACATTTTTATGCATGATGGAACAAAGATTGATATTTTTGTTCAATCTGAAAAAGTTGATGGACTTTTATCTCATAATGGAATTGATTTTTCATCCATCAAACATATCGTTGCTGCAAAGAAACGTATCAATAGAGTGAAAGACTGGATACAGTTGAGAAAACTTTCTCAAGTAATCTGTAAATACGAGGAATTTAACACTTTTTTAAATCAACAGTAACATGAAACTAATTAGACCATCGCACCAAATACTATCTGAAATTGATAGCTCAAAAATTCTACAAAGCATTGAGAGAGCAGGTAGAACTTGTTATAAGAGTGAAGAGAAAATGACAGATGAGAGCGCTAACAAATTCGTTGAAATGTTGATAAAACGTGGACATGAATCAGTACTTGAACATCAATCTCTTTCAGTGTTATTTATTTGTGATCGAGGAGTGTCGCATGAAATAGTTCGTCACAGACTTGCTTCTTTCTCGCAAGAAAGCACTCGCTATTGTAATTATTCACAAGATAAGTTCGAAAATCAATTAACTTTCATTATTCCTGAGTGGTGTAGTTTTGAAGAAGGCGAATATTCGAGAGAGTTTATACAGATAGATGCGGGAGAAGCGTGGTTTAATGCCATGATCCTCGCCGAGTACTACTACAAAACACTACTTGCAAAAGGTTGGTCACCTCAACAAGCTCGATCAGTACTTCCAAACTCTCTGAAAACAGAAATAGTAGTTACAGCAAATATGCGTGAATGGAGGACTATTTTCAAACAGCGCACTTCAGCAGCAGCTCATCCTCAAATGGTAGAGTTAATGAAACCTTTATTAGAAGAATTGCAATCAATTCTTCCATCAATCTTCAAAGATATTTAATCAGAGTAAAATAAAAAACAAAATGGCAGAACAAAGTGTAGCGGAACAACTCCGTCAAGTAGTAAAAGAAACATCAGGAGCAGCAATGACCCTCAGTCCAAACGACGAAGGTTGGGGAGGATATCTTCTTCAGAAGAAAAAGAAATTCGAAGAAGCAAGTTTCGATGAATTGGTAGATGCGATCGTCGCATACATCAAAGAGAATCGCACCAAAGCGGTAGTCGCTGAAGGTAAAAAAGATCCAAAGAAACCTTTTAAATTTTAAGAGAATGGAGTTATTGAAAAAAGCGAATGGGAATATCTCTCGAACAGAAGAAGAGAAAATTCAGATGATTGAAGAAGGAGCTCTCCATTATGGTCGATTTTTAACAGCAATGGGTTTTGATTGGGAAGCTGATCCTCATTCAGACAGAACTCCATATAGAGTTGCGAAAGCTTGGGTAAACGATCTAATCGCTGGAAGTATTAATCCTCTCTCACCGATCACAACGTTTCCTAATGACGAAGGTTATACAGGATTGATTTGTCAAACGAATATCCCTGTTGTAAGCATGTGTTGCCACCACAATTTGAGTTTCATTGGAGTTTGCCATTTAGCGTACATTCCAGGGAAAGAAAAGACTGATCAGGTACTTGGATTAAGTAAACTAAATCGAATCGTCGATTGGTACGCTCGTAGACCAAATATTCAAGAATCACTTACAAAGCAAATCCACGACAAGGTAGATGAATTATGCGTTGGTAATAGAGGAGTGGCTTGTGTAATCGAATCACAGCATTGTTGCGTTAAATGTAGGGGAATCAAACATGATAGTGTTATGAAAACATCTCAAATGTCAGGATATTTCTTCACTAATGAGATTGGTACACGTCAAGAGTTTTTTCAATTAATTGATCAATCACGTACAAAATAAATCGCAAAATGGAACAATCGGAAAAAGATAAAAGAGTACAATTGGCTCTCGAAAAAATATCGAAACAGTTTGGAAAGACTGCTGTAATGAAATTGTCAGATAAGCCTGAGATGGATGTTGAAGTGATTCCAACAGGATCGCTCACATTAGATATTGCATTGGGTGTTGGAGGATTTCCTCGAGGTAGAGTGATAGAAATCTATGGGCCGGAAAGCGCAGGTAAAAGTACTCTCGCTATTCATGCAGTAGCTGAAGCTCAAAAACTTGGAGGGAACGCTGCTTATATTGATGTTGAGTGTGCGTACGATATACAATATTCTGCAAATCTTGGAGTAGATAACGAGAAGTTATATTTTGCGCAGCCAGATTTTGGAGAACAGGCCTTGGAAATAGCTATCAACCTTATAGAATCAGGCGGCTTTGACATACTGGTAATCGACTCAGTTGCTGCTCTAATTCCTAAAGCAGAGCTTGATGGAGAAATGGGCGATGCGAAAATGGGATTACAAGCACGTATGATGTCTCAAGCAATGAGAAAGATGGTTTCAGTTGTTTCAAAAAGTAATACTTGTGTTATTTTCATAAATCAATTACGTGAGAAAATTGGCGTAGTCTACGGTTCAAACGAAGTAACCACGGGAGGAAACGCATTAAAATTCTATGCTTCAGTTCGACTTGATGTAAGGAGATCAGCTCAAGTGAAAGATGGTGAAGAAGTAATGGGAAATCTAACAAGAGTAAAAGTAACAAAGAATAAAGTAGCTCCACCTTTCAAAATAGCTCAATTTGATATTATGTACGGGAAAGGTATTTCTAAATCAGGAGAGATCGTTGATCTTGGAGTAGAGCTTGCAATTATCAAAAAAGCAGGATCTTGGTACAGTTACGGAGATACAAAGTTGGGGCAAGGACGCGATGGAGTTAAACAACTTCTTGAAGACAATCCAGAACTGATGGATGAATTAGAAATCAAAATCAAAGCACAAATAAATTAAAAGTATGAATTTTACAGAGTATCAAAACAAAGCGATTACTACAAAGATCTACAAGCCAGAGGTAGCATTAGCGTATGTGACATTAGGAATCACCGGAGAAGCCGGAGAAGTAGCTGAAAAAGTAAAAAAGATCATTCGCGACGACAATGGAGTTGTAAGTGAAGCGAAGAAAGTCGAAATCTCGAAAGAGTTAGGAGATGTCCTTTGGTATTTAGCTGCAATGTGTGACGAGTTAGGTCTCGACTTCGACGAAGTAGCTCAGCAAAATATTGACAAACTTGCTTCTCGGAAGGAACGCAGTGTCTTGACTGGATCGGGAGATAATCGATAAATCACAAAAATAAAGGTGATTCGACCTAAAAACTACAATAGTCTGTTGTTTCGAAAGAGATAATGGACTATTTTTACATCCATAAATAAATAAATATAATCATGGCAATGAAAATCAGTACAGAAATCGTCGCTCGTACTTCAGTTGAGGGAATACATCGTTGGGGACAATGTCCTATTGAAGAGGTTAGCTATCTTCGAAACTACCACCGTCATCTCTTTCAAATTGCTGCAAAACTGCCGGTATCCCACTCAAACCGTGATACTGAATTTATCCAATTAACCCATAAGATCAAAACCTATCTTCGCGAAACGTATTTCAGTACTGAAACACAATGCTTATTCTTCGGAGATCGTTCTTGTGAAATGATAGCTGAGGAACTTCTAATTGAATTCAGTCTTTCTGAATGCGAAATACAAGAAGATAATGAGTCATCAGCAATTGTTAAAAGAGTGGAGGAGTAATTATGAATAAACTAACAAGAATGACTACTTTTGTTGATAGTGAATTACAGCACGTAATTACTAATCTCTACAACAATCTTGAAGACGTGATTTATAATGCAGCTTTGTTAGATATACGATCTCAAAGAGATGAAAAGAATTATAATGATGTACATTTTCAACAAGTAATTAAATACACCAATAAAGCTGTAGAAGAACTCAATGACTTGTGGAATACAGAATTAAAACCTTTTAAAGGAGAGCAATTTTTAAAGAAGGCTGCAGATTTTTTGAATTCAGATATCTATTAACATGAAAAACGAACAATCATATCTTATCGCAGTCTTCGGTAAAGTCTGCTCCGGCAAGAACAAATACGTTCTTGAAAACTGTCCACCTAACTGTCTTCACATTGATATTGGAGATGTGGTTCGCGAACTCACCAAAACCAACTCTCGCACTCACGACAAATCTCTCGACACTCAGATAATTGACTATCTTCAGAATGAGATTTTTTATTCGAAAGCTGATACTAATACGATGGTGATTACTGGTATTCGTCAGTTGAGTATTCTGAAAGCTCTTGAGAATATAGTGAATGAAATTCACACAATCAACTACGAAAGAGTACTTCTGAACGTACCTGAATCAATTCTAAAAACTCGCTATGAAAAGAGAGCAGCTACTAAAGACCACAGTATCGCCTTCGAAGATACAATAAAACGGGACAGTTTGCTTGGTCTCGACGAATTAATACAATACCTTTACACTGTAAAAACAACAATCATCGAATATTACAATCGCAATGAAATCGACACTCTACAAGAAAAGTAAATCCGGTAAGATCCAAATCTGGATCATCGAAACCGAAGACAATCGTTACAGAACAACCGAAGGTTATCTTGATGGTAAACAAACTCCTACTGAATGGACGAGTTGTCAAGGTAAAAGAATCGGTTCTACAAACGAAACCTCTCCACAAGAGCAATCTATCAAAGAAGCAGAAGCTCGCGTCAGAAAACAAAAAGACAAAGGCTGGACTGAAGACATCGATTCAGTTGATGAAGCTGCGATGAAAATTTCTCCACAATTAGCTCATAAATATCTTGAAAATGAAGATTACGTCAAATCTTTGAAGTATATTGCTATTCAAGCTAAACTTGACGGAGCCAGAACTATTGGTACAGAAGATGGATTATTTACTCGTACCGGAAAGCCGATCTATGCCGCACCTCACATTTGGGAAGAAATTAAAGGAGCTTTTTTGATTGAAGAATTCGAAGAATCAGGTATAAAATTTGACGGAGAGTTCTACAACTCAGAGCTTTACGATGATTTTAACGAAATAATCTCTATCTTCAAAAAACAAAAACCTTCTGAAGAAGATTTAATCAAAAGTAGAAATCTTGGCCAATATCATGTTTACGACATGGATATTAAAAATCTACCTTTCTCTACTCGATACGCAACGTTACAAGTTCTTGCAAAAGAAAAAACTGTACCGTATCAATATGTTCATATCGTTCCAACCGTCTTCCTCGACAACTCTCAAGGTCAAGTGACTAAAGAAATCCTCAAAGAGTACCGCGATAAATTCATCGAAATGGGCTACGAAGGAGTAATGATTCGCAACGCTGATTCACTCTATCAAAATCACCGGACCAAAGATCTTTTGAAGTGGAAAGAGTTCCAGGATGCTGAGTTCGAATTGATCAATATTGAAGAAGGCAGAGGAAATCGTGCCGGAATGGCTGCAAAAGTTTATTGTCGCGATATCAGAGGCGAAGAATTCTCTGCAGGCTTAAAGGGAACAGTTGAGTATTGTAAACAGCTTTTGAAAGATAAAGATCAATTGATTGGGAAGATGGTGACGATCCGCTACCAGAATTTAACGGCCGATAGACAAGTACCTAGGTTTGGAAAGATGCTTATTGTGAGAGATTATGAGTAAGCCAACTCCCGAACAATTCGGATACTATAACGCAATATCTTTCGATGAGGAATCGGGATGGATGATTGAAGAAGGAGAAGAACGATATTACGAAGCTCTTAAACAATACGAAGAACAAACAACTAAAAAGAAAATAAGTATGAAATTTTGTGTAATTCCAACCCTGTCTAATCCAGAATTGATGAGAGAAGGTGAAATGATTTTCGTTCTGGCGCAGCATTATTTGCGAAACGAGAAATATCGCAACTATGTCAAGCAATTGAAATCCGAAGGTTTTTGGATAATTTTAGACAACGGAGCTGGTGATTATGAGACAGTTACGCCTCAAATACTACTCGAAGCAACACTCGATCTAATGCCAAACGAGATCATTCCTCTTGACACTATCTTCGACGCTGAGACCACTCTTGGAGATCTCAACAAGTTTATTGAAATGATGGAAGAAGCTGAAATTATTGACAAAGTCGATATATTCGCGGTGCCACAGGGGAAAACTAAAGAAGACTGGCTTTTCTGTTACAAGCAAATGCTCGCTAATCCGAACGTGAAAACAATTGGTTTCTCTAAGATCGGAGTACCTTATGCTTTTGGAATGCATAAAGATGATCAAGGTATTATGGAAGGGCGTCACGCATGTTACGACGAACTTATGGCTGCTGATCTAATTCAAAAACCAATTCACTGTCTTGGTGCCGGAGATCCTCGAGAATTCTTGAAGTACAAGAATAATCCACTTATGCGCTCTACTGACTCATGCTTTAGTGTATGGGCTGGTATGTGTGGAGTTTTATGGGATGAAGGGAATTTCGTTCGCCACAAAACTCCAAAAGATTATTTCCTTCAGAAAATAGACGAAGGAGAGATAGAGTATGCTAAACGCAACATTGCATTTCTAAGAACAATCGTAACAAATACAATTGACAATGAGTAAACCATTATTTAATCGCAATGATCCTGCTTCAATTAAAGCAGCACTTGAAATGACTCAAGAAGAGTTCGTGAAACACTATACAGAGTCAACAAGCTCCTCAGCTAACGTTCTCACAGATCTTTATACAATCATGCGTAAAAACAAAACTGCAGTGATTCAGAGGAATTCTGGTACAACAAAGAATGATGAACCAATCGAAACAATTACACCAATAAAAACAAATAAAGAAATGATGACAACTGACAAAATCGAAGGTGCACCTAAAATGCGTACCGAAACAGAAAACGGAGAAACGATCCGCGTTCCTATGGAACAAATTGAAAAAACAGAGCTACTTAAAGTTGCAAACGCAAAAGCTGTAACGAAAGCTAATAAGGGAGCTAAGCCAGTGAAAGAAAAAGTTGAAAAAGCTCCTAAAGCTGAAAAAGTTGCCGGTGGACTAACTAAGCAAGACAAAATTGTTGAGCTTCTGAAAGGTGGTGCAACTAACAAAGAGATCAAGCTGCTTTTAGCAGAAGATGGTCAGAAAGTGTACGATTCTGAAATCGCGAACGCCAAAAAGAAACTCCCTTCAACTGAAGCGTAATGGCAAACTACGAACAAGAACCTCTAGTAATAGAGTTGAGAGATAAAATGATAGTGTTAAAAGCGCTACCGTTTGATACCGACATTGACATCGATGAAATCTTAAAGATCGATCATCACAACTATCTTGGAGAGATTTTAACTTTCCCAGTATTATTGAATCGTATTGCTAATCTGAAAGCTGAGCAACAGAATATCGTTAGTGAATCCAAAAACGATGTTGAAATCTTCGAAGCTCAATTGACTGAAGAGAAGCGTAAATCAATTATGGCTACCGGAGGTAAAGGAACAGTTTCAGAAATCGATGCTGCAGTGAAAATTGACGCTCGCTACAGAATCAAGAAGAACGACTTCTTTACTAAGCAAAAGAATCTCGATTATCTCGACTCATTGTATTGGGCAGCTCAAGCTAAGATGAATCTTTTGAACAAAATTTCCGACAAGATTCGCCCTGAGGAATTCTCTAATGAACTTCTAACTGACGTAGTTAACGGAGTTATGATCAAAGCTTCTAAAAAAGCAATTAAGTAAAGTACCTAATAAAATACATACTTCTGTTGGTTTATATCAACTAAGTATGTATTTTTACGCACACAAAACAACTGATCAGCGCAAAGATCTTAATTATTATTATTATTATTAACAACTAAAAACTAAACATTATGGCGTTAGACCGTAGTAAATTCAAAGCTACAAGTGTAGCAGCAACAGTGCAAAAAGATGCTGAATTAAGCAGCTCATTAGGTCGCAACAACGATCGTGTAGATTATTTGAAATGGAATCAAGGTTCCAATCTTGTTCGCATCTATCCTCCTCATCCTGAAGAAGATGGTGGATCAGATGTATTCGCAGAAGCAAAGGTGACAGTTTGGTTACCAATGATGGTTGCTCAGAAAGACAGTAATCATCAAGAAATGCTCGATCCTAAAACTCGTCGCCCAATTATGAAAGAAGGAGCGAAGTCAGTTTTCAATTCTCGTATTCATGGTGGAACTGAGAAAGATCTTGTTGAAGAGTATATCAATTACTCTCGTGAACGTTTAACTGAAGATCTGAAAGTTTGTCAAGATCAGAAGATAAAAGCTTTCATTGAAGATAAGATCGAATCTATTACCGGAAATTTTATGAAAAAGGTGCAAGGTCTCAAGTACAAACAAGCTTGGGTGATGTATGTTGATCAGATCGTTGGAGGTGTTCCAAAATTTGGAATGGCTGAAGTTGGACCAGCTATCAAAGATCGTTTGAACAGTATTGCAGCTTCGACAGACACTGGTAATGATCCTCTTGCAACAGATCCTTTCACAGATATTGAAACTGGTCGCGCCATTATCGTTACTTACGATAAAGATGCAAAACAAGCGAAAGATTACTACAAGACCGAGTTGGATAACGCTATTGAGAACACAATTATCAACGGTAAAACTTATCCTCTTCCACGTATGTTTCCTTTGAGTGACGAGCAACTTGAGAAGTTTATGAAAGCTACTCCTCTTGCTAAAAAATTCCGGAATGCATTTTCGCGTCGCGACTTTGATCTTCAGCTTGAAGGATTAGAGTTTTTCGATCAAAAGAATCAAATTGGTACTTTCGAAGATTCAACTTGGTTAGGTATTTGTGAAGAAATTTCAGCTTATTATCCTGAGGATGATGACGCTGCAGCTTCAGAAGCAGAAGAAACTACTCACGAAGTAGTTGATGTTGTAACTGAAACAACTACAGTTGAAGAGCCAGAGGGAGACATGTTTGAATTAATGACTCGTAAAGAACTTGCAGATTTTGCAAAGATCAACAAAACCGGACTAATCATCAAACCAACTCTTTCTGACGACTCTATACGTGAATCATTACGTGAATGGGAAGTAGCTCAGGACACAGTAGTTGAAGAAGAAGTTGCTCAAATTCCGGAGCCGGAAGTTGTAGAAGAAACTCCTCCAACAGCAACGAAAGCTGTAGAAGCTCCAACAGCAGCAACAGTTTCTACTCAAGATCGTTTAGCAGAAATACGTAAACGAATGGCAGGTAAGTAATATGGAAGCAGAAGAAATCTTAGGTAAATTAAAAACGATCATTTCGGATCGTCTTGGATTTGATGAATCTGAAATCACTCCTGAATGCAACTTGAGAAAAGATTTATGTTTCGATTCTCTTGACGAGATTGAGTTCATTATAGATATCGAAGGAGAATTTGGTCTTTCAATCTTAGATGAACAAGTAGAAGGAATTGAGACAATTCAACAAGTCGTTGACTTGATCGCAGAATTAACAAAATAATCAACCAGCTCACAAGAGCGCAAAACAACAAAATGAATAAAGCAGAATTAGTAAAATCAATCGCGAAAAAGTCAGGTTTGACAATCGCACAATCTCAGTCAGCGTTAGACGCAGTAACTGAAACAATTGTAGAAACATTAAATACCGGTGACGAAGTAGGTTTGAAAGGCTTCGGAGTATTCAAAGTAAAAGTTCGTGAAGCACGTACTGGTCGTAATCCTAAAACAGGAGCTCCAGTAGCTGTTCCAGCTAAGAATTTAGCAAAATTCAAATTCTCGAAAGAGGTAGCTTTGGATTAAGAAGAAAAAGAGTAAGTTTACAGAGTTGAATAAGGCAGTGTAGAAAGCTGTGCTGCCTTATTTTAAAGCGCATTAATCTAAAGCAATCGTAAATGGGTACAAACATTAATCAAATGCAAGCAAACACATTAACGAAAGGCGAAAAAGTCTCGAAATTTATCACTGAAAGAGTTGGAACTATTGGATGCGCTATTATCTTCTGTATTCTTTCGTTAATTAGTTTACCAGCAGCAGTTATGTCTAAAGATCCCTTAGTGATTGTTGCATGGGTAGCTCAAACATTTCTCCAGTTAGTTCTCCTTCCAGTTATCATGGTTGGACAAAATCTTCAGAGTAGACATTCAGAGATATTAGCTGAAGCCACCTATGAGAACGATGTTAAGATCCATGAGCACGTAGACGAAATACATGAAGACATCAAAGAAATTCTAAAAATCGTAAAGAAATAAAATCGTAAAATGAAAAAACCAATCGCTGTCGTAATCACCGACACTCACCTCTCAGATTCAACTATTGAGTTAAATAAATCGATCTTCGAACAAGCTACCATGTTAGCTAATAGTTTGGGATTAAATCAGATCGAACATCTTGGAGATATTTTTCAAAGTCGCAAATCACAATCTCAAGCTGTTCTTACAGCATTCAGAGAAATTCTTAACAATTTACATGATCGAGAGATAACATTGAATTGTGTTGTAGGCAACCACGATAAGGTCTCCTACAGTGAAGTTGATTCATTTCTTGATCCATTCCAAGACCACATTGCTTTAAATTTATATCGCTTTTGCGGAGCTCGTTTTACAAAACCTGCTAACTCACTTTCATCTGGCAATGTTGGTATTAACTATGCTTCATACTTCAGCGACGAACAATACATTAAGATGCTTCAAGAAAAAGATAAAGTAGATGGATTTGCTGAAAGAAACATTCTTCTCACTCATATTGGATGTACTGGAGCAGTAATGAACAATGGCACCAAGATTGAGAGCTCAATCAACTCTAACTTGTTCAGTAAGTACGATTTAGTTCTCGTTGGCCACTATCATGACCCACAGCAATTTGATCATATCGAATACATTGGTGCAGCAATGCAGCATAACTTCGGAGAAGGAACTCAGAAAGGCGCTACAGTTATCTATGATGATCTCAGCACAGAACTGGTTCCATTTACTTTTCCACAGTACTTGAAGTACGAAGTGGATGTAAAATCGATGACAACTAAAGATATCGACGATCTGAAGAAAGAAAAGCAAAATTCTCAAGATCATATCAGAGTTATTCTGAAAGGTGCAGAGAAAGATTTAAAAGCGTTTAATTCAAACTCTCTACGTGAGATTGGTATCAGTGTTCAACTTGAACAAGAAAAAATTGATATCGAAGAGCTTGAAACCAGATGTGAAGCTTTTGATAGCAAAACACTTACTGAGGAATTCGAAGTCTTCTGTAAGAAAAACAAACTTAATCATAAAGAGGGATTAAAATACTTCAATCAAATCGTATAAATAAAAATCGCCATGTATAGACCAAAATCGCTACAAATCACTAACATCATTTCTCACAGAAACAGTACTTATCGCTTTCGTCAAGGAGAAGCTGTTATAATTATAGGTCTCAATTGTGACGACCCCCAACAGCGCGGGAATGGATCAGGGAAATCAGCTTTCATTGAATCATTGGCACTCGCTTTCATAGGAACTTCAATTCGCGACGTTAAGACTAAAGAACTGATCACAAACGATCAAGATTCCGGAGAAGTAGAATTAACTCTGGAGAACACAGCTACAAATAAAGATCTACGTATTTGGCGTAAATTTTATTCCAACACTAAATCAGCAGAGTGTAAGATTTGGCTAGGGACAACCGAGATCAAGAAATCAGACATCAACGAGTACAATAAATTCATCTTTGAGGAAATCGGTCTCTCAAAAGAAGACTTCTTCAATTTTTTCCTCATAACTTCAGATAATTACAATCCATTCCTCAAAGTAAGCGACACAAAGAAAAAGGAAATCATAAATCGATTCTCAGGAGCCGATAACATTGACTCAGTCTTTCCATCTATCAAAACAGATGTTGATAAACTTGAGAACGAAAAGATTCAATTCGGTAAAGATCAAGCTGGATGGGTAGCGAAAGCAGAAGTATACGCTGGACAGTTAGTTGAGATTGAAGAAAGACTTGATCCTGAAGTGATTCAGATTCTTAAAGAAACTAAACAATCAGAAATAGGTGAGTTTATGGCTACTTCTACAGAAGCTAAGATCACTTACCTTGATATGACTGAAAAACTCAACGAAGCTAAAAAAGCAGTCACTGACTTTGATCTTGAAGTTAAAACTAAAGTTATCGATGAAAAGATTGATAAAGAGCGTCTATCAGCAAATCCACGTATTGAAAAAAAATCTACACTCACAGCACAACATGCTGCAGTAGCTAATCAATTTACAGATCGTATTGAAACTACTCGACAACTTGAAGGAGTCACTCTTGCTAGCATCAATGAAACAGTAGCAGCAATTGAAGATTTTGAGAAGTTTGAAAGTGAAGTCTCAAAAAAACTTGAAGATGTCATTGAATGCCCAAAATGTCAACATAAATTCTCTTTGCGCAATAAAGAGTTCAATGTCACTGAAGCTAAAGAATTACTTCCAGGATTGATCGAAGACATTGCTACATTTAAAGTACAATTGGTTGAATTAAAGAATACTCAAAACGTCACTATTCCTCAGCAAAAGCACGATATCAATGGTGACGTACTCAAAGCTCAAGAAGCAATCAAAAAGCAAATTGAGCAAGTAAATGAAGAAGCGAACATTTCTCAACAGTTGATTGGAACTTATCTCACTGAAAAGAATAAAATCAATTCAGATCATCAGTTCTTACAACAGAATGTTATGCGAATGCAAGTTTCATTCGACTCAGCCAAAAAAACTGTAGAACAAAACGAAATTAAGCTGCAGACTTTAACTCAGGAACTAAACAATATCGGTAAGGATGATTTCAAAACTGAGATCAACGAATTAAACAAAAAGATTGAAGAAGCTTTCAAAGAAGAAGATAAAGTCAAACTTGCTCTTGAGAAAAAAGAAAAAGAAATTGAAGCAACTAAAGCTTGGGAAACTAACTTCAAGAACTTCAAATCACACGTAGCTAATCAATCTATCAAGAATGTAGCTGACTACACAAATCTCTTCTTACAATCAATGGGAACAAATTTAGCTATCAACATTGAAGGCTATAAGTTACTCTCTACTGGTAAAGTGAAAGAGAAAATCGATACTACTGTATTGAGAGATGGATTTGATGCTGGTAGTTACGGTAAATTCTCAGGAGGAGAGCGTGGACGTGTGGATATTTGTTGTATTTTGGCTCTCCAAGAGTTGATTAATTTAAACTGTCCTCATCAAAAAGGTCTGAATTTACTTGTGTGCGATGAGATACTTGATCAAGTTGATACTATGGGATTAGAATCTATCATTGATTCTCTTCAGAATTTAGATAAGACAGTTTGCGTCGTATCCCAAAATGAGATTAACGCCCTGAAAGAGCATACAGTTATAATGAGAAAAGAAAACGGAGTAACAATAATAATACAGTAATGAGCAGAAATTATCCAGATTGCGACGATGACGACGATAAAATGCGTCCAGATGGAAGCTTTTACGATACAGATTATTATCACGATAAAATAAATATGGAAATATCAATTCAACGCGACTACGCTAATAATAAAGCGTTCATTTACCTCTTAGGAGGATCTCGTAACAGTATGGTCAGAGAAGGGTATTCGTATAATTCTGAAGATCAGACTATAATAGTTGTCACTCTTCAAGAAGAAGAAGTTTTACAAACTATCAAACCTTTCTTAGTGTTACCAATTAGAATGGCAGATGAATTAGTTAAAGCCTTCACTAATCTAGGTTCAGAAATGAATATCAAAACAGAGAACGAGAACCTTTTGAAAGGTAAGCTCGAAGCGACTCAACTTCACCTTGAAGACATGAGAGAGTTAACAAAACACTTAATAATTAAAAAGAAATAATGATTAAAGTAAGAATTGGTATCGATTTGGGGAAGAAAGGAGCGATCGCGATCTATCACGACGACATCCTTCAAGAGCCTGTTGTAATGCCAGTAGTTAACAAAACTGAATACGATATTCACTTCATTGCAAACGAACTTCTCAAATACACTGATACAGATCAATATGATGTTCATATTGTAACAGAGGACATTCATGCAATCTACGGCAGTTCTGCAGGTGGTACGTTTGATTTCGGACGAGGATTAGGAATTTTTGAAGGCATAATTTGTGCTTACGGATTACCGTACACTAAAGTGATGCCTAAAAAATGGCAGAAAGATGCTTTTGAAGGAGTTAGTGAAATTCGTAAACCTGCATCAGTAAAGCAACAAGCTGTTGGACGACGCGGAGATATTGATACCAAAGCGATGGCTTTGGTTGCGATTAAGAGACTTTTCCCTAATTTAAAGCTCACATTTGGAACCAGAGCTCATGTACCACATGACGGTCTTGTAGACGCAGTACATTTAGCTCGTTATTGTAAACTAAATTTTTAAATAAATATGAAGCCGATTAATTTATTACACGAGTTTTTGAACTCAAGTTCAAATATCTCTCCTTTAGAAGCAACAGAACAGGAACAACTTGAAGAAAAATTTCAAGCTTGGTTTGATCAAAAACTGAAGGATTTCGAATTCGTTTCTCACTTATCGATGCAGTCAGTAGCCAAAGTCTTCGATCCGTATCAAACTCTCATAGTAACTTTCGATCGTTGCGAAATTCTAAGAGCTGAAAAAGTAACACAAACAGACGAATACATTTCTGATTAACATGGCTAACGACTCAATGTACCGCCAAGAGTATAAATGTACTAAATGCGGTCTGATAACAAAACGCTACGTTTGGACCTCTGAATTAGAAACTGCTACACATAAGTGTGATTGTGGAGAAGTTCTTACAGTTGAGAACATTTACGATGCACCGGTAATAGAAACCTTTAGAATCGGTACTAAGATGACAAAAGAGCAAATTAAAGCTGAACGTACAATAAGGAGTAAAAAACACTTTAAAACAGAAGTTCTACCAACCTTGAGTGGAAAAGATCAGCGTTACTTTAACAGTAAAAATAGAAACAATAAGAATTAGATTTTTCATGGGTTTAAATTTTTTTAGATTAAGGGAAGTCTCACTGTGAAGTGGGACTTTTCTGTTTTATCCGCGATATCGACCCATATTGTTATATAATTCTTAGAAATAGTTATGTAATTACTACCTAAACGCTACACTTTCTGTATAACATAAGTATCTTTCCTATGTATCAATTATCAATTATCAAATAACAATTTAACAATTTCAGCCCTATCGCATCACGGTCAAGCGAGAATCGTATGACAACTAAACAATCGAGCAACAACAAAGTTGCAAAAATGGAAGTCGATCAATTGTGCAAACAGTACAAGAAAGACGAAATGGCAAAAAAAGAACTTCCTATTGTTAAGAAGTTCTTACTAGAGAAAGGAATTGATGTAGCTACTCTTCAAGTAAAGATCGCTCCTCAAGCTAAAGTTTTGACAGTTGAAAATAAAGCTGCCAAATCATTCGACAAATCTGATACAAAATCAGATTGCATGCGTAAATTGATGCTTGCAAAAATGGAAATCAATCTTCACGACATTAATGTAAAATTGACGAAGAAAGGATTTCATCAAGCTTATCCATCTGAAGTGCAACGTGTACGTAAACAAATCAATCAACACCTTGTCTCATTGAATTAATCAACTCTGAATTGAAGAGGGTGAGTATTGCTATAAAACGCAGTCTCACCCTCTCTTTATGTACTTATGAAAAATAATTCAAAAATGAAACATATTTCTGTTGCTTTGTAGGTAAGTAGGTTGTATCTTTCCGACGTCTTAAAACAATTCACTTTAAAAATCATCTTATGAAAACGCTCAAAATTGACAAATCCTTTATTCCTTTTATAATAGTAGTAATTAGCATACTTATTGCTATTGTTGTTATTTGGTGTAATTTCGATACATCTTTTGGTGGATCTTATTAATAATCTTAAATAAATCATCATGGCTAAAATCAATGAACAGCTTCAAACTAATCTCACTAATGTAGTGAGTAAAATTTTCACTCTCGCTAAAGATCATTGGGTAAACGCAAAAGATTATCCTATCAGTAAACTATGTGAGGAATATAGTGTCGATCGCAGATATTCTACAGCTATTGGTAAAGTGCTTAGAGAAAAAGGTTTAATGTTCTCAGAGGGAGAAAAATCTGGAATGAAGTATAAAATTGATTATTTCAGTAATGCTCATATTCCATCATATTCTCACCTTGCTGAACTGATTGTCGAGCAATATCGTGCAGATCTTAAAGCTTATAATGATTCTCGCAAATCTGACGATTGCCGCCCTCTTCGTTATCCAAAAGAGAAAGTTGAAGTTATGCCTGCAAACTTTACTAAATGTTCAATACCTCATTTAGGAGAAAATAGATTTTGCTTAATTGCAAATAGGATCTTTGAGTGTAAAATTATAGGCAAAAGACAGTCACATGATGAACACATCCTTTTGTTTGAAGTTGAAGTACCAACTAAAAGTGAAAAAGACGAAAGACTTTTTATAGACAATATTACTCTCAACAATCTTTTTGAATCAGTTGACACTCTCCTCATATATCTTTCCAAAAAAGTAACAAAATTCAAATGATATCGTATTCAGTACTCCTCCTCAAGAAAGATCTCACATTGATCAACACTGAAAATGAAGTTGAGAAAATTATTGTGCACTCTTATGACTACGTTGGACTGCGGACAGTGAAACAAAATGATGAAGGAGTATTGTATACAGCTTATAAAATCATAAATAAGAAGTGTTATTGCAGCACCTATAAAATTAAAAACAATCAAACTACTCTGAGTGCTGGAAGTGGACTAGAGTCGCAAGAAATTCTCGAAGATAAACTTTATTTTAAATATAAACAAAAATCATTATGAGAACACTAAAATTATCAATTGTACTTCTTTTTGTTTCAATATTAAGTTACTCTCAATGTGTGACGCAATTTTTTGGAGCAAAATATACTCAGAACAAAACTATTTCTTTAAATGTATCGCAACTAAATCCTGACTATTCATATTCTGGACTACAAGCTACAATGCCTTTATTCGATAGTAAAACATTTCTAGCAAACGCTGAAGTAGGTAGAGGAATTGTAATTAATAAAGTTGGCTTCATTGGATATGGAGTCATAGGTTTGTATATCTATGATTTTGGTGATTGGAAACTCAATTATGGAATAGGATTTCAAACATTTTACAAGAATGTTTTCGTCGGAGTAAATTGCACCAATAAAGAACATTTAGGCATTAAATTGGGGATTTGTTTTAATTCAATGTTGTGTCCAATAAAATATCATAAATAACTATGAAAATTAAAATCGGTAGCACTCGTATTTGTTTTATGTTCTCTAAAGTTGCAGTAAAGATTCCTATCTTCTTCTCATGGAGAAGATTTATCGCTGGAGTAGCTTCTAATTATAGTGAAGCCCTGACTTGGGAACAAACCACCTTAGATCTAATCAACGGAGAAGAGAATCAACAATATCTTTGTGAGGTTTATGAGAATCTCGGAGGATTACTTCTAATCGCTGAAAGAGTTCATCAGTTATCTGATCTTGAATTCCTACAGATACCTCTCTATGTTCACGACAAACTTCTTCGTCTCGCCTCAGATAAGTCAGAATTCGTTAATCAGAATGTAGGTAGAATTGAAATCGATGAAACTACTCACTATAAACTTCTTGATTACGGAACCAACATCTTGATTCAATCTTCTAAAAGAAACTGGATCGTCAGGTATTTAAAGATTCTTCGCTAGGAATTCAGCATGAATCCTTAATAGATCATAAAAGATCGCATGGGTCGGAGAAATACTACATACTTTTGTTGTTTCGCGTTGTGGGTAGGGGTATCTTCGCAGTGTAATTAAAAACAGAAGATTATGAAAACGACACTGATTACCGTAGTTAATGGTTCAATTGAAAGTGAAATTCTTGAATACTTAGGAGCAACAGAATTAAATTATAGAGCTTATTTAACATCTAAGAAATTGATCGATACTCAATGCTATCTTTATGGTTCATGTGGATTTTCAATGTTCGATGTAATTTGCACTAAACTCGATAAATTAACCGCTGAAACTCTCAACAAATGAACCTCACCAAAGTCATAGAAGCACAATCCACTCATTCAGGAACACTACCTTCGGTACTGTTCGATGAAGTAGCTGAATTCGTAGATAAAAATCTGCATCAATCAACTCATGTAGATTTAATCAAAAATCCTCAATCCATTAAGAGATCGGAAAATTTTCAGTATCTCGTAGACGGATTATCCTACACAGTAATCAATAAATTCTTTAAATAAATACTCAGCCCTCGACATCACGGTAAGTCAGCATTATGTCACTAACCAATGAAGATCAAAAAAAGATTTCAAAAATCGGCACATCAGCGTTAACAGTCAGAGTTCAGCTTGGTAAATTCGAAGGCGAAGAGCTTGAGTACGCTATTTCTCTCCTTAAAAAACGTCACATAGATATTGATTTAATTCTTGCGAAAAAAGCTACAAAAGTAGTAGAACTTGAAGTAGCTTTAAATAAAGCTGTGATCGAGTCGCCTAAAGAAGTTTATGTTGAAGAAGAACCTTTCCAATCAGAAGATCTGCCGGAGTTATTTTTTCTACCTGAAAACGACGGTCCTCAATCGCAAGAAGAATACGATGCTCTTCAAACCATTGAAAACACTCAAGATCCTTTGATCGAAGAAGTAGCTTTTGTTCCGGTAAAAAAAGAAAAGAAAGCGAAAGCTGTGAAGAAATCCAGCAAACATGAGAAAAAAATCTATACTGACGCTAACGGTAAAGAAATGACCAAATCTGATCTGATGCGTCGCTTAATCCGTCTCAAAAACAATATCAAACCAAAAGAACTCAACGAACAACTTATTGATGCAGGTTTTGAGAAAGCTTATTACAGTGAAATTCAACGTTGTCGTCAACAAATGGGTGTAACTCCTGAAGCGAAAGAATAGCATCATGTTAACAGTACAGACCGACGTTACCTATTTAAGTATAGGAGATTTGAAGAGAGAGTATCAAGATATCTCTATTGTTATTAGCGAATTAACTCTTAATCACTTTAAAAGTGACGATCCTAGAGATTGGCGACTAAAAAGTGTCATTATTTTCAGAAAAGGAAAAGAAACCAAAGTATTAAAATCTCGTTTTTAATAAAATTATGAAGAAAGCAATAGTAATTTCCACATTTGGTTCACCTGCTTATATTGCCTTACAAATAGAATCAGCTCGACGTTTCTCTCCTGATTCCTCGATATTGATCTACGACGACATGAGTAATAATATTGGTCTTCGCGATCTCTGTAAACAGCAACGTATTGAGCTTTACTCTAACCATTCCCGAATGGGACATTTCTTAGGCGACTTGAATTCCTACATCGTAGGACTGGAGTTTGCAAAAAATATCGGAGCAGAACAACTCATCAAAATATCGCGAAGATTCTTACCAATCACTTCGTGGGAAAACATTCCTTTCGACACAACTGTTGGGAATTCAGATGTAGCCTTTAATTGGAATCTACGAACTGAATTTGTTGGCTTTAATGTAGAAATGTGGCATAAGCAACTATCATTAAAAGATTACGCAGGAGGTTTCATTGAGAATCATATAGCTGAGAAAGCACAAAAAATTGGATCAATAACACAATTTGATTGGTTAGGTGCAACTAGATATCGAGATAATGGTAACTTTCTATGGTACAACTTCGCTACTCCTTTAGACTATGTCAATAAAGGTTTAGAGTGGGGACTAGAATTCACAGAATCAGATTTTAATACATCACCAAATTGGGAACAATAATTAATACTTAATCACATATGAAAACTGTAAGAATAGAACTCAATCTTCCTAACGGAAGCTCTCAAGAACTCGAATTCCCTGAAGGAACAATGGTTACGGTAAAAACGAAAACGTTAAAGAAAGTTATCTTCGAGCCTAAAGAAGAGTTAAAGATTGAAGAAGTCATTATTCCCAAAACTTATTCATACGAAGGATGATATTATGAAAGATCTCAAGGTTTCATACGAAATTACTTGCCAATTCGCAGAATCTCACTTACTCAGTGAAGAGAAATTGGAAAACATGAGAAAGCGTTATATATCTCAGCTTTTTGTAAAAAAAATATGTGAAGAAGGTTTATTCGAAATTAAATCAAGTAAGGTTCCATCTAAACAAACAGATACTTACGAAGCTCAGTTTTTCGTTCAAACTACTGAAGAGTATAACGAAATGATTAACGCTCTCAGACATCTTGAAGGAACAATCATGGGATTGACTTCAGCTAACACTCAAGAAACTCTTTTACAACAACTTGATAAACTTAAAGAAATACTGAAATGAATATACTAAACGATAAAACAGATCAGAATCACGTTGTTCTCAACCAAATGGAGCATGTAGAACAAGAGAAAATGGAATACAAGTTGATTGATACATTTCTCCGTACACCAGGTTTAAAACTATGGTTCTACAATCCTGAGACAGAAGTGGTTGCTGAGGTGATTGAAAAAGAAGTTGAGAAAGGAACTGCTCAAATGGTGATAACTAGTGAGAAAGACTACGTAATCGAAGACCATGAACGCAAATCAATCAACGTTGATTCTCGTAATATCTATTTTGAAGCTCTACATTGGAAGAGTGCAGAAAATCGAGTAAAAAAATATACATCTGGCAAAATCAAAACACTTTGTAATTTACGTAAACCGACAGGAATGTCACTTAAACTTTGGTAATCATGCAATCAAATATCCCTTTCAAATGTCCTCATGGAGAATTTACATGTATAGATGTAGATCCTAACGGAGTCCTCAGTCCAGAATGTAGTGAATGTGAACACTCTAAAAATATAGATCCTCGCAAAGCAGCAATTGCTTCAGTTAATTATGATTTGAACGAAAACATAAAAATAGGAGCAAAACTGTTTTATAGAGATATGACATTTGCTGGAATTGAAGATAGTATTATTGTGTCATTTGAGACTGGTGCTAAATCTCAACAAGCAAAAGAGTATTGGTATAATCGATTCAAACAAGATTATTTTGCTTCAGATCAAAACGCTAACGATTTGATTGATAATCATAGAGCAATTGGTATTATTGGTCATAATCCAAAAGTAATACTATGTAGTAGTGGTAGAATTGATGGAAAGTCTCAACTTTTTGAAGCAATCGGGAAAGCTCATAAAGAAGGAATCGAAGTAGTAGTTATTAATTCACCAAACTACAGACCTCCTCTTGAAGTTCCTGATTTCAACAATGAGATAAAAGAGATGGAGATACAATCAAATCGTAGACCAGAAATCTTTGAGTTACATAATTATGATATGGTTGGAGAATGTCGTATTGTTGAAGAACCTAAATCCTACGACAGAAAATCAATGCCAGGTAAGATGAATACTTATAAATCAAAGAGGAGAAACAAACGGTAGTGTGTAGTTTTTAAAATTAAGGAGCGAACGCAGTTCGCAATTTATTTCTTATGAATGTAATGAATAAGAAATATTACTCTATTCCTTGATTCTTATTTATTAACTCTTATTTTATTATATCGCGGGATTACCGCCACGTATGCCGTGATTACCGCCATGTAAAACTCCACTAAACTACACTAAAAATCTTTTTTGAATTATGAAGGGAGCGAAAGAGTTATTCTCTCAAACATCGATAGTATCTTTACGAAAAAATTAACAATGGATAGTACAACGATACTTCTGCAACAAAATGGATACTGGCAATTGAACTATGATCTAGTTGCAGAGTTTGGATTCTCCAAAGCTGCAGTCTTAACCGATTTGATTGTAAAATTCAATTTCTTCGAAAGAACAAATCAACTCATTGAAAAGAAATGGTTTTTCTATAGACGAGAAGATATGTCTCAGAGGTGGAAGATGCAAGTAGACGCTCAAAGAAAAGTTCTCAAGGAACTTAGAGATCTCAACTTGATTGATTTTCAATTAAGAGGAATTTCTCCTCAAAAACAATTCTACACAATTAATAGAGTAGAGGTAGATCAATTATTATTTTCTCTTCATAAAAAATATAAAAATGAGCGCTAACGCAACTGTACATTTTCTGTCACCAGATAGCTTTTATAGATTAAGTAAAGCTCTTGTTCATCATCTTGGATTAACCAAAGCTTTTGCCTTAACAGATTTACTTGATAAATATGAAGATTTGGAGACTAGTAATCTTCTACCTGAAGACAAATGGTTCACATATACTCGACCAGAGATCAGTAAGAGTTGGGGAGTTCATTTCAAATTACAACGAGATATTCTTGCTGAATTCAAGCAGCTTGGATTAATAGATTTTGAAAAAAGAGGAATAATTCCTCAAAGAAATCACTTTAAGTTAAATTTTTCAAAGATAGATGAGCTTCTTGATATTGCTGTAGAGTCTTATATAAAAGATTGTCAAGAACAATATACAAATCACATCAATCGTAACTAACAAAACAAAATCGCAAAATGAACTTTAGTCCATATCAAATCGACATTTTTAAAGCAGTTCAAACTACACAGAATCACATATGTGTTGAAGCAACCGCAGGTGCAGGTAAAACATCAACGATTCTGGAGGCTTTGAAGCTAATTCCTCGAATGAAGAAAAGTATATTTTTATCATTTAGTAACACAATTGTAAACGAATTAAAATCTCGAGTACCTGATTATGTAAAAGCTTCAACACTTCACTCTCTTGGTTGTAGAATGATTATGAAGCAGTATAGAGGAGTAAAAATCGATAACGATAAATGGTTTAAAATATTAGTAAATGATCTCAAAGCTGAAGATAAAAACAAAGCTAATTTTAGAATTTGCGGTCAAACTTCCGATGTTATCAATTACGCTCGAATGACATTGACTCGACCAAGCGTTATAGATTTGTCGACAATGTGTGATCATTATGGTTTAGAGTGGACTACTGAGATTATTTATAAAGCTATGAAGTTTCTCAATGAGCAAGAAAAACACTTGAAGATGATTGATTTTACTGACATGATCTATTTACCTGCAACCTCAACCAGACTTATTGATGAACAATTTGATTTTGTATTCTTGGACGAGGCACAGGATTTGAATAATGCTCAGAGAACATTTATTGAAAAGATATTGAGACCAAATGGAAGATTAGTGGCTGTAGGGGACTCAAAACAAAGCATATATTCTTTTTCGGGAAGTTCCATAGATTCTTTTGATAAATTGAAACAGAGACCGAATACAACAGAATTACCGCTATCAATTAGTTATCGTTGTGCTAAAAATATTGTTATTGAAGCTCAGAAAATATTTGATACAATTCAACCTTTTGAAGGAGCTATCGATGGTATAGTTCGGAAAGGTGATCTCGAAGAAGCAAAAGCTGGAGATATGGTGCTATGTCGCAAAACAGCTCCACTCATACTTGCATTCTTCTATTTGCTGAGAAAAGGAATCAAATCGACAGTGATCGGTAAAGATATTGAGGTCGGATTACTTGATCTTGCAGCTAAAGTTCAGACAACAGATAAGGAGCGAACACTACTTCGCATTGAGGATCAAAAGGAAGTTTTGAGAGAGGAGTTAATCAAATTGAAATTTCATAATCCTCTTGTTCATCCTAGATACCTTGCTCTACTTGATAAGGTGGAAGTTCTACACTTAATTATCCATCAATCGAACGATCCTGGCAATCTCTCAGCAACGATCAGAGAACTCTTTAGAGAGGATAAAAAAGCAATACGACTGATGACGATTCATCGAAGCAAAGGACTTGAGAATGATCGCGTATTCATAATCGACAAATTCAACGGAACAAAAACAATACCTTCTCCTTTCGCAACTAAAGATTGGGAAAAAGTTCAAGAGAAGAATCTTTTGTTTGTTGCAATAACGAGAGCTAAAAAAGAGTTGATTTATATTAATTTAGATGAGTAATGTCTAAAGCCGAAGTTGAGTATTTTAAAAGTGCAGAACAAAGGAGAAGAATAATATCGGAAGTATTAGAAAAAATGCTGGCAGGAGAAGCCTTTCGAGATATTGAAGATTATCTGCTTGATAAATACGATCTACCGAAAGAATACTCTCGCCATAATCTTTTAAATTCAGCTAAGAACGAAGCAGCAAAAATCACAGCACAACAAGCTGATTTAATTATTCCTTCTCACATTATGATTTACGAGGAGCTTTATAAGTATTTCAGTGACATGGGTCACACTCCTGGTAAAATGAAGGCTTTGAAACTAAAAGAAAAGCTCTTAGGGCTTCATAAAGTTGATAATACTATTGAAATAAACAATAAAAGAACGACCATCATTGAGCGCGATGTGGTGTACGAAATCAGCAAGTTAGATGTGCGAGAGCAAAGTAGATTGGATTATTTACTAAGTAAAGCGAAAAAATAACATACTTTTGTTGCTAAATAGAAATAAAGGTAGTACTTTCCCAACATCAAACAAATCGCAATTATTTATTCTTAAAAATCGACAACATTATGAAGATTAAAACAGCATTCTTAGGAGCTAGAGCTTATTACAGATTATCTACAGGTAGATTATTTACAGAATCGAAAGTGAAAACTTTTATCACATCTTGTTATATTTTTCTATCATGTATAACGAGATCATCAGTATGTCAAAACTAATCCAATATGCAGTAATAACTGCTACAGAAGAACAACTTCAAGAACAAGGACTCAGAACGCTTCACTCAAAACAAAAAGTAGTAGTAGAAGATTTTTTACTCAACATTAAACTCTGTATTGTGAGAACGAACGAAAGCACAAAATCTTTTCACATAATGAACAGATCTCAACTCAGAATCATCGAGAATCAACAATTAACACTTCAATTTTAATATGATCATTGCTGTAGATTTCGACGGAACCATTGTAGAAAATAAATTTCCTAAAATAGGAGAATTCAAACCGGGAGCAAAAGAAACTCTTGCAAAGCTTTATAGTGAAGGTCACTATATCATAATTTGGACTTGTCGTTCAGGTATCAAATGTAGTGCATGTGAAAAGTTTCTCAAGATTAATAATGTGAAGTATCACGTTATCAATCAACAGAATCCAGAGAATTTAGCCTTCCATAAAGGACTTGATACTCGTAAAGTGTTTGCCGACATCTATGTTGACGATAAACATCTTGGATTCAAAGTTGATTGGAAGAAAAATTATAAAGAGATTCAAAAGTTAAACAGAACCTATATTCCATACTGGAAGCAACTCATCTACTGGTTCATTGAATATATAAAGAAGTAAACTATTAATAACACCAATTTCTGATTTTGAATAAAATGAAAAAACTTATTTACATTGTTGAAATACTTATGTTGTTAATTTCGTGTACTGACGATCAATTCATTACATCAACATGGAAAGTGCATTCTATTGAAACAATAGATATATGTGAATATATTAATAATGAATGGGTTATTAATCAGTGTCCTTCTAAATTGGTTCTTGATGTTACACAAATATATATGCCTCAGGATGAACAGACACTGTTAAATAAAATACAAGATACGATATATACTACATACTCAGGCGATCTACAACATAAACTTATTCACGATGTAAAGTATCTATCACATGAATTGAATCTACATAGTGATACTACTTATATAACGATTACTAAATACAGATTAGATTAAAACAAAACTATTAGTAACGGTTTGCTTTCAACTGAATTCGAACGGATTAAAGAAACTTATAATAATGGCACTCGAAAGAAGGAATAAAATTCTTATTAGATTATGAAAAATTTGAAGCAGACTTCCGCAAATTTGCAGGGCTCGGAGAACTCAAAACAGAGTAGGCTCCGAACGTTAATCGCAACAAAAGAACGAAGTTTACCAAGAAAAGAACTCTACTCGAAAGAAATAGAGGAATTTCTCGAAAGTAAACCGAAAACAAAGAGAGAAAAAGAAATAGATAAAGATTATACTTTTTAAAGAAAATCGCTATGATAATTCCATATAATTTCCGAGAAGATCAACGGACTCGAGAAGAAAGAAAATCTGACTTCGAGAGAATTAAATCGTACAAGAAACATCTTCAAACTTGTGCTAAAAATAAATCAAAAAGAAAATCTAAAAAGAAACAAAAATGATAAAACCAATCGGATCGAGAGTAACTCTCAAAGCAATTGAATTAGCTGAAAGAAAATCAGAAAGTGGATTAATTCTTCCGGACGACAATTCTCAGAAAATAATCACAGGACAAGTTATGTCTTGTGGAGTGAAAACAACCGAAGTGAAAGAAGGAGATTTCGTGCTATTCAACAAGTATTCAGGGATCAAACTTGAAGTCGAAAGACAATCACTCATTCTTGTTGAAGAAGTGGAGATACTCGTTATAATCCAGTAAAAATCGAAAGAAAATGAAAAGAATCGAGTTTAAAGAAAAGTATAGCAACTCAAATATTATTATATCAAATTTAACTCTCAACATCAGAGATAAGATAAATTATCTTGAAGAGGTCTGTGTTGGACAGCTAGGTTGCTTATTAGAGAGAGTTGTAAATACTACTACTTCAGAAGGAATAATTCTCATCTATGATCCAAAAGGTCAATA